TCTAACACCATTTTCCCAATGAAAGTCTCCTCTATCAACAAAACTATTGGCTCCGTTTGTATCGTTAAAATCTATTTGCTCATATATCTTTTGAAGATTAAAAAGGCTGTTTTTTGATTCGTCCCTAAAAGCATGGTTTTCTGATCTAGGAAACTGCCTATAAAACTCGTTTAGAGCGTCAGGATCATTCTTCAAAGAATCAACTTCATTTTCCCAATAATCCAAAACACCTTGATATATGTAATCTCCGTGTATATCTATCAAAGGATCTTCAGGTGTTCTAAAAACAGGATGCCCATATTTATCTAAAAACCCCTCCATATTCCATTCCATAGGAATAAATAAATTATATAGTCCAGTTTTAGTTTGGCCATTAGCATTTCTTTCTGTAGGATTTGAATCGTAAAATAATTTCTTAAAATTGGATCCTCCTTTATCAAGAGCGTTTGAGGTAGACCCCATCATACACTTACCTATAATCCTTCTCCCTAATCTAAGACAAGTTTTAGTGACGCGCCAACTGTTGAGGATATTATCGGGTCGCTCCCACTTTCCAGATTCATCATGCACGAGTAGCCTGAGTTTTTCACCGTCATAGGAATTGTCGCCTGTATTTTTCCAATCGATAGTTGTGTCAAGTCCTGCGAGCTCGTCTGTTTCTGTTTGTTCAATGTTTTTTCTGGTAAGCTTGGACGCTGGGACCCTGTATGCGAGCTCTGTCTTTGGCCTGTCCATTCCGTCTTGTATTGGCTTGAAAAAGAAGGGGTAGTTTGTTGATATTGGTACAACCTTATCTGTGAACATTTTTTTAGCATCAGCTCCAGATTTGGACAGTATCCCAAACCGTGCATCGGAAGTAATTGTTGCTTGAGCAACGGATTCAGATGAAGACATAAAGGAGAAGCCAGACCTTCTGTTTTTAAGATAGCACATTCCATAAGACCTATAGTCTGCTTTACACGCTTCCCAGTAAATATAGAATATTCTATTAGACTCTCTGAACTCTGGGAGCCCAACATCAATCTTGGTCCACTGCAAGTACATGTAGTGAGAGCCAGTAATATAAGTAGGAACACTGTTGTTTTTAAACCAAAAACCATTTTCTCTTCTTTCGAATTCATTTTCAATGTAATCAACCCATGTTTCTTTGAATGAAGATGGGTACTCATTCCACTGGAAAACGGTCTTAATTTTGAATAATTCTCTTGGATATTCTTCTGCTTCCCAATATTGTTCTTTCTTGTCATTACTCCTTGAATGAACCTTTTTCGGCTGCAAAGGTAATGCAATTTTTAATCCGTTGATGTTGATCACTTCACCTACTTTACCAGTCTTGGATATAACTACAACATCGTATTTAGCGTTATAACCATAAACCCAAGATGAAGATTTGTTTTTTATCTTCTTTTCATTTTCTGGTATAGTTCCTATAGAGGTAAAAAGCCTAAGACTTTCTTCCTCTAGATTCAGCGAAACTTTGGAAGCCTGTATTTTTCTTTTCTGTGTCACCACCTTCAAGCTTTTCTCTCTCAATTTGTATTCTGTTCAATATTTCAAAAGCATCAAAGATAGCAAGCTTTTTTGTTGCTGCTGCATTCTTCAATCTATCTGCTGCTAAATCAACCGAAGGGTCATCGGTAATAATTTCATCATGAGCAACTTTTATAAGCTCTTCTACAGCTTTTTCTCCTGCCTCTATTACTCGAAGTATAGTTTCTTTAGTTCCCATTACACTTAAAAGTGTATTCAACTTCATAGTCACCCCAAGTTGTTGTGGTTATCCAATGTATTTTCATTTTATTTAATTTTATTTGTTGCATCTAATAGCCCTCTTTCGTATTCTGTTTTTTTCTCTAACTCCATAAGTCTATTCTCGATTTTTTCCATAATCAAAACTTTTTCATCTAATCTTTCATGAACTAGATGTAGCTCATCTTTAAGTGCTGTAAATTCCGAGAATATAGAACCTGCTGCAAAAACAGCAGCTATGAACGATATAACTACAGATAAATTATTTTTTATAAACGTATCTGCCATTATTTATTTTTTTTTGCTGGTTTATTTCTTCCATTTCTCTGTGCTCTTGTGCAGTGACTATATTTGCCTCGTCTGTTAAGTGATTTTCCCATTTACGTAAACTCTACACAAATATCTTTTCTTCTCATCCGATATAGTTTTTCTCCATCTATTTCGAATTCATACTCACTGTCTTTGGTGTATCCTATTTCCAAACCATATTTTAAACCTTGATTAATTAAGTTTTCATTGGTATATTTTAAAGTTCCTTTGTGTAATTCGTATGCACCTAAGGACACCTCCATATTCTCCTCCCCCTTCGGAGAGACAAAACAATAATCATCAAAGCTAACCCAGTTATTATTTTTCTTAACAAGATAAATTTTATTAGATGGAACAAGATACAAATTATCTTTGAAATACTCGTTGCTCTTTCTTTCATTACCTTTCATATCATAGTATGAACGAAAAACATTATGATGTAAAACAACTTGATCGCCTTCTTTTAAATCTCCAATATAAGATAGTGGGGTTTTTTTTATTATTCCAAATCTATTGACATCTTTTGCATTTTCAATTGATGAGGTGATAATAACTCCTCCTTTCTCTCTGTTGTATTCTTGATTATTTTTTGGGCTAATTAAAAATGCACGTGTTGGTCTAAAAGTTAACATTATATTCAATTGTTATTGGAGTATTTATACTAAAAAATTTCCATTTTTTGACTTCTTTATTCTTTTGAATCCATAAGTGATACCCTTCTTCATCTTGAGAGACAGCATGTATTTTCCATCTGCCACCCATAACCTCTTGCTCAACTACATAATGCATTGCGTTCTTATAATCGGCACCAACTGATATTTTTCTTATGTAGTTCATTACGTTTTATTTTATTGCTAAATAGATGTAATCTACATCATAAGAGTTGTGCCAAGTTCCTGTACTATTTACAGTAAATTTATTAGTTCCTAAAACAAAAGCAGTTGCTGAAGCATCTTCTGCATCACTTAAATTAGCATATAATTCTTTAGAACCTCTTTGTGAATCTATTAAAATCCATCCTGTTGCACCTACTCCTTTGACTAATAAGAATCTTGGACTAAAACTTAAAGAAACTTCAAGACCTGAAACCCCTGTGCCTGTATACTTCCCAACTTTCTGATAACCTGAAATTGATGTGAAGCAATATGCGACCATTGTAGTATTATTTACATTTACTCCATAAATATCATTCCCTAAACCAATAACAGTAGAAGAGAAAGCTGCATCCCTAAAATAGTCTCCTACTCCATTTTGCTCTGCATCTGAAGTATTTAAATACAAGTGATGATTAGTGGATAAGTCTTTATGGTAAGTAGTCCAATTATTATAAGTAGCAAGGTTTGCTCTTCCTTTTGTGATTACGAGTTCAGGCTGTTGAGATAAGCCGTGACCTACTGTTGAGTCGTTTCCGTCTCCTGTCCAAGTCACAATGCTAAACCCTGCAGCATCATTTACACTTACTACACTATCTATAGTTCCTTCTGTGTTTATCTGTGGGAGGCCTCCTGCTTTCCAACACCAAGCAACCCAATCGTTGGAAGCATACCTAGAACTACCTGTTGTAAATCCATTATCATCAATTGAAGCTATTCCGCTATCATTAGCTTCTGCATTTGTTACATTAGGATAAACATTTAAATAACTTGTGCCTGAACCCTTGCCTCTAACGCTATCTAAAAGAAAGTGATTGTTAGCAGTTCCTGTTCTATTTTTTAACCAAATCATATCAGGTTTAAAATCAGTAGATATTGACCTAGAACTAGAACCATCCCCTGTCCAAGTAACAACATCAAAGCTATTCTCTACTGTTGGAGTAGTAGTATCAGGGTCTGCTGCTATAGCTAAGTAAATGTATTCATAGCCGTCCTCATTTAACATAGCGTCTGCAGTGGTTTGTTCTGGGAATGAGAATCCGTTTGAAAATATTGTAAAAGTATTTAAAGCACTATCACTTTCTGAGTTACTTAGGTTGGGGTTTAGAGATTTTCCACTTCCCCTCTTAGCATCAAGTATTGACCAATGTTCAGGGTAAGTTGCTTGACTTGCTTTAACTAGTATAAATGCAGGTTCAAAACCTGTCTCAATAGTCACTCCATTAGAAGACCCTGTATAAGAACCGACTTTTTGTATTCCGTCTACGCTGTGGAAAGCATATATTAACCAGTCTTGACTTGAGCCATTAAAAGATGGTGAGTTAGTGTTAAACCTAATTACAGAGTTTGTAGGTGACTGCATTGATGAATCATTATTAGCAGTTGCACTAGTAAATTCTAAATAAGCTTGATAATTATTAACGTCTTTATGTACAATATTCCAAGAGCCAGCAGAGCTCGTTCTCTTGTATATAAACATTTCAGGAGCACTATTCAATCCATGACCTACTGAAGAATTATTAGCACCATCACCTGTATATGTAATAATAGAAAAACCTGCATCTGTATTAGCTTTTACAGTACTTGTATTGTCACCATCGTTATTAGTAGCAGGTGCATCTGTTCCTGCATTGAAACA